GATCCACTGTTATTGATAATCGTTACTGCATCACCAGCAGCAAAGACTGAGTTATTAATAGTTACTCCACCAGTTGATATGTAAATAGCTTTACCAGCATCAGCCGCTACAGCTACATGTGCAGAAGACTGTGCATTAGAAGGTATAGATCTTAAATTTCCTTTGTCATCCTTAAAGAATTTTCCAGCAGCAACTTCAATACTTTCTGAACTTGTCCAAGAGTCTGTTGAATTAACCCAGTTAAATGTTTTATCTGTAGCACCTTTAAGAGTTAAACCACCACCGTCAGCAGTTGTATCTGAAGGAGTTGAAACCTTGCCAAGAGTTATATTTTTATCTTCTACATCTAAATTTGTTGTATCAATCGTGGTCGTAGTGCCGTTGACTGTAAGGTTTCCCGACAGAGTGAGGTTGACTCCAGTTGCCGTTCCAGTGAAGGCAGGTGCAGCTAATGTTGCGTAATCTCCTAACTCAGTCATCACAAATGCTGTCGTAGCAATCTGTGTTGTATTTGTATTAGCTGCTGCGGTAGGTGCTGCTGGTGTTCCAGTAAGAGTTGGTGATGCTAAAGGAGCAAAACTTGTAGCTACAAATGCTGTTGTTGCTGCTTTTGTAGAATTATCTCCTGCTGTTGGTGTAGGAACAGTAACCGTACCAGTAAAAGTAGGTGACGCTATTTGAGGAATACTAAGAACAGTTCTTGTTGCATCACCAGATCCAGTGTCATAGATCAGGTTATTTACTTTTAAATCTCCGTAAGCCATGATTGGATCGTGTTTGTTGGTAGTTTAGCCGTTAATAAGAAAGCTGAGAAAAATGGATAAAAGTTTCACTTAACTGTTTCCAGTTCTTATAATGATTTTATCTGCTGCTATAGCCGTCCCACCAGCGTAATAGTTATGTTGACTTGTTTGTAGCCCACCTGTATTACTTACGTAATACCTCGTACCTGGTGTTAATCCTGATTGACCAGTAGCAATATTTCCATCAGTAACAAATGTTCCTGTTGCATTATCATTTACTGCTGAATTTGCAAAACCTATGAAGTTTCTTCCATCGAAGTTAGTAGAATCATTGCCCACAATAGAATAATAAATATCAAAATGATCACTACTGCTAGTGTCATTGGCTACTAAGTAAATATGGCCTTCACCAACTGCTGATATGTTTTTATTAGAATTTTGATCTTGAATACTATTATGTAATTCCGTACTAGAGCCTCGCTCTGAATGAGCTGAATTACTAGCAGAAGCATTATAAGTAATTTTAGCGGCATAAACCCTGTCAGACTCACCACCATGAGTCCAATAAACATAAATCCCTCCACCAAAAGGATCACGTACTAATCTCATCCACGATTCACTATTTCCATTTACCCCACCTGAAATATCAAGCCAAGTACCAGTGTCCATAGATAAACTCGTACCACTTACACTCCCAACAACTGAGTAAGCTCTTTTGTTACTTGCATGAATCCAACCAATAAATAATTTTGAATTTGCTGTGTCATAGACAATAGAAGTAGCACGTTCAGGATCGTAACTAACAACCGAACTTCCACCACCTGAGAAATCTACTCTTGATCCCCAAGTCATTGTTGTCGAACCAATTGTCCCTACCCTTGCCCATCCTGTACCACTATTACCTCCAGAGTTCTGTCTGCCACAGGCAGCCACTTTATTTGCCTCAACTCTACACATATCAAACTGTGTCATATCATCAGCATCAAAGCTAGTCGCTGAGTTAACTGTAAAAGTATCACCAGAAAGACTTATAACTCTAGAGTGAACATCCCAATCACTACCTGAAGCAATTTTTCTATAAATAAGGACATGTTTTTGAGAAGTGCTTTCATACAATAATGCTAAAGATTCATTTGAATTACCACTTCCTGTTTCAATTCTATTGTCAACAAAGTTTGTCCATGAACCAATATTCGTATTACTGGTACTTGGAGTACCTACCATTGCCTCAAGATGATAATTACTACTTCTAACAACTACACAGGCAACCATTACTCGATCTTGTTGCTCATCGTATGAAACCTGTACTGAACGACAAGTATTAGCTGCTAAAGTTTGTGTTGAACCAGTAGTTACACTCCAATTAGAAGCAAATTTATAAGTTCTTGCATATAAATTATCGTTACTTGCTGTCCAAAAAATAGTTAACATCCTATGCTGCCCCATCCAAAGACTTTGCACTTCTTTTAAATTAGTATCTGTATCAACATTGGTTATTTCTCCATTAGCAAAAACAGTACTTCTTGGAGTACCACTTATTTGCACTTGTTGTGCCTTACCAGCACTTGTAACAATTACTGGTTTACCAGCAGCAATAGCACCATCGGCTACTAGGTCTACAGTATTACCACCAGGGGGAAGATTAGTTAAACCAGATCCATCACCAGTAACAGCCGTAGCTGCTAACGTCCCAGTGACAGTAACGCCACCCGAAGCTGTCTCTAATTTTTTTGAATTATCGTGATATAACTCTACGGCTCCTCCACTTGTTGCAACTAAATAGTTTGCGGATGCTCCAGCATTATTAAGTTTAATTGTATCTCCACGAACTCTTAGAGTTCCTGTGTAGTTGTGGAGGTGACTATTTGTTCCATCATGGTAGATCTGGAGATCTGATCCATCACCAACAATGAGTTTTTTATTATCTCCTACATGAATATGTTCTGAAGAAGTCCAAGCATCAGTAGCGTTAACCCAATTAAATGTCTTATCGGTTGCACCCTTTAAAGTCCAACCTCCTCCGTCAGCCGTAGTATCAGACGGAGTAGAAACCTTGCCTATGACTACGTTTTTGTCCTCCACCTGAAGGGTGGTTGTGTCAATCGTAGTGGTAGACCCATTAACAGTTAAATCTCCACTTAGCACAAGATCGGCTGCATTAACCGTTCCAGTAAATGTAGGGCCAGCTTTTAAAGCGTAATCTCCTAACTCTGTTTGAACGTAAGCAGTGGAAGCCGCTTTTGTTGAATTATCATCAGCACTAGCAGTTGGAACTGTTACTGTTCCCGTAAAAGTAGGCGAAGCTTTAGTTGCAATATTGGAAACACTTACATCAGTCGCAGTTCCCGATGAGTCATACGTGATCGTATCAACTTTAACTTTTCCGTAAGCTGGCATTTAAAGCACCACCCAAGTCGCATTACTAGGTATTGTAATCGTTACTCCATTATTTACAGTTAAGTTTCCAACTGATACTGCATTTTTGTTAGTTCCTAATGAATAATCTGCTGTTACTGTTTGATCATTTTCAATAAATACTTCATTTTGTACTCCAGAAGCAATACCACCAGTTGCTCCAGCTCCACCACCAATTGCTCCCCAACCTGTATTTGAATATCCTTCAAATTGATTAAGAGTAGTGTTATATCTAAACATTCCTGTATCTGCTGATCCAGGTCTTTGTCCTGTAGTACCTGCTGGAATATCAAGAACTCCAGTTCCACTCATCAAAATATTTCCACTTACAGTCAGGCCAGTAAGCGTTCCAACAGAAGTCAAGCTTGATGCTGTTACTCCACTAGCAAGAGTTCCACCAGTTAACGTACCAGCAGCAGCAGTAACCGTTATATTCGCAGAACCATCAAAGTTTGTTCCGTTAATTGCTCTTGCAGTTGCTAAAGCTGTTGCAGTAGCAGCGTTTCCAGTACAAGAACCTGACGATCCAGAAGCGTCACCTGTTACGTTTCCTGTGATATTTCCGCTAAATGTTCCTGTAATTGTTCCACCATTTGTTATGTCATTACTTCCTAGATTGATGTCACCTGACATCGTGCCACCAGCCAGAGGAAGCTTTGTATTGTCAGTTGTGCTATCAGTAGCCCAACCTAAATTTCCAGATCCATCAGATTTTAAAAACTGTGTTCCAGTTGAGTCTGTTGCTGGAAGAATCCAAGTAATATCAGAAGCAACAGAAGCAGGAGCTTTTAACGCTAGATAATTTGCACCATTTGAATCTGCTTCAGAAAAACGAACCTCTTTTGCATTATCAACAATCAAATTGCCTGTCATTGTTCCACCAGCTTTTGGCAGAGCAGCGTTGGCAGTTGTATTTGCTGTATTAGCTAAGTCATAAGCAGTCTTAACAGCATTAGGAGTGGCTGCTGTTGTTGCACTTGTACTTGAAGTTGAATCTGTTAGTTGTAAAACACCAACGGCACTTGTCGTTCCAGTTGTTATCTTGCTTCCAGCAATCGCAGCAGACGCATTAACATCGGCATTAACAATTGCTCCAGCAGTAATAGAAGTTAAACCTGCATTATCTATTCCTATATCACCTGTAACTGCAACTGCTGTTGGAACGTTTGATCCGTTACCAACAATAATTTGAGCAGAAGTTAAAGCAGCTAATTTACTAAAGGCAATAGAAGCATTTGCCGCTAAGTTTGTATTTACTAAACTTCCATCAACCATTGTTGATGTAACAGTATTAGTATCTCCAGTGGTAATTAGTGTCCCTGTTATGTCGGGTAAAGTTATGGTTTTATCTGAAGATTGAGGATCTGCTACAGCAAGAGTTAGCTCGTAAGCATCAACAGTTGATCCTTCAAATACAAGGCTTCCAGTATTACCAATTAACAGTTGACCAGTGACAGTACCACCAGCAAGTCCCATCTTTTCTGTCTCAAGTTCTTGTAACGCATCTTGCACGTTAGTTGAACTTAATTGACCGTAAGGTGTAAAGGTAATGTTACTAGCAACTTGACCTGCTACTGTTTGCGATAAATCAATTTCATTCCAGCTACTACCAGCACTATTTGTAACTCCTAAAATATAATCAGGAGGTGAAAGTGATACAACTGGAGCTGGTGCGGAAGGCGTTCCAGCAACATCTACAACAACATAAACACCATCAGTAGTAGCACTTGGACTAGGTAAATTACTTCCAACTGCTAAACCAGCCGCTATTCCTGCGGTGGTCGTACTAGCCATTTTGCTAGTGCTTGCGTTATATGTTCCACCAAATACAAGACTTCCTTTTGTTAGTGTGGTTATTGCTTGCCAAGCGTTTCCATCCCAAATAAACGCATCTTCAGAAACAGTATCAAATAAAATCTGTCCACTAAATTGTGCTGTTGGATAACCACTCTGAGCTATAGATTGGAATATTGCTGTAGAAGTATTTGATAGCTTAGTTCCATCAATTGAATCATTACCTATCCTTGCAGCATCTACTGTTCCGCTTGTTAATATAGTTGCAGCAAGATTAGGAATATCAGAAGCGGCAAGTGTGGTTCCAGCAGTAGCAACACCTTTATTATTTACAGTTACCTTTGTATAAGTACCTGCACTAATACCACTTGTAGAAGTTGTTAATCCTCCCGATCCATCAACAGTTAAGCCACCACCACTTGTAATTTGAACTGCACCTTTAGCTGATGTAGTCGCTGTTGGTAAATCTCCAGCAACTAAAGCAGTAGCTCCTGTAATTAATCCTTGATTACTAAATGTAATACCGCTAACTGTTGCACCAGTAACGCTATTTGTAATTGATAAAGCACCTGCTCCACTAACACTTAAACCTGCACCAACAGAAACACCACCAACAGCAGACGTAGTAGCGAGGGGAAGATCACTAGCTGCCAAAGCTACCGTTCCCGTGATCAACCCCTGTGCGTTATAAGTAATTCCTGATCTTGTAGCTGCTGTAACTGTGTTATTAATTCCAAGCGACCCAGAAGCTACATTTAAAGATCTATTGATATTGCTTGTATTTAATTTTGCTGCTGTAACTGTTCCATCCGTTAATTTTGTTCCGCTAATTCCACTCGCTACCTTTGCATCTGTAACAGCAGAAGCAGCAATAGCAGCCGTATCAACTGCGTTGTCTGCTAACTCACTAGAAGTAACTGCATTAGTCGCTATCTGAGTAGAACCAATTGCTCCTGTAGCTAAAATTGTTCCTGCTAAATTATCTGCTAATTTCGCTGCTGTTATCTGGTCATCGGCAATCTTGGCAGTTGTTACAGCGTTTGAAGCTATCGCTGCTGTGTCAACCGCATTGTTAGCTAACTCACTAGCACCAACAGCATTAGCAGCTATATTCCCTGATCCAATTGTGTCTGTAGCTATCTTCGCTCCTGTTATTGCTGCATCAACTACGGCTGCTGTATCAACAGCGTCATCTGCTAGTTCTGACGCACCAACAGCATTAGCTCCTATCTGTGCAGAAGTAATAGAATTACCAGTTATCTTTGCACCAGGAATATCACCATCAGTAATATTTAATTTCGCATAAACTATCTCTCCGTTATTAATTTTTGCATTAGTAATTGCATTATTAGCAATAGCAGCAGTGTCAACAGAATCATCAGCAAGCTCAGATGCACCAACGGCATTGGCAGCTATTTGTGTTGCAGTAACAGTATTATTTGCTAATTTCGCACCTGTAATTGTAGCGTCAGTTATCTTTGTTGCAGTAACAGCTCCATCAGCTAACTTCGCAGTAGTAACAGCTAAAGCTTGTATTGCTGCTGTTGCTACTTGGTTCGTTCCTAACGTCCCAACTTTTGCAGCAGGAATTGAAGCAGCATCAATTAATGAAACTCCAGCTTCTATTAAATCTTTTACCGTTACTTTTTTTGTTTCTGACGCACTTAGGTCAGCAATAGGCAATGGGTCTGTTGCTTGTACACTTGCTTCTGCTAATGAAGGCAGATTACTAATCTCAAGATCTGGCATGACCCATAACTAAACCAATACGAATATCTTACTTTCTATTTGCGTTTTTGTTACTAACCCTGTTCTAAAACGATTCCATCTCCATTTTCTTGCAAGATTTTTGCTGTATCCTCTTGTAACAAGTATGAGTCAGGAGCACCAATATTTAATTGGATTTCACCGCTAGTAACAAAATCAATTCGTGTCTCAATTTCATTTGTCGCTGCAACACTTAAAGCTGCATTTGTAACAACACACTTGCTTTGGTAATAAACAGTTTTTGTTTTATCAGAGGGATCTTTATAAATATAAAAACGTCCATCAAAATC